CGCGCCAACGCTGGCGCTGTTTTCCAGTTTCGATAGATCCCATTTAGCCATTTTCATTCTCCTGTGTTGGCCGTGGCTGTGGTCTGACGTCGGGCCACGGGCGGCGGTAGTCTGCCTCGCCGCCCATCTCAACGCATTGCGGTTCAAAGATCCGCGCTAAGTCGTAGTATTCTGCAAACGCCTTGCACTCGTCTACGGATGAAAAGACGGCGAATGCCATGAAGACGGGTTCAGCGAGGGTCATCACATCCACCCCATACTGACAGCGCCGATCCAGCCCAGCACCGACGCGGCAATCGCTGCGGCGATGATGATGTCTTGTGTCCACTTGGTCATGCTGCTTTCCATTCTACAAATAAATCACGCACCAGCTTCTTTGTCATGTATCGCATTGCACGATTATGCGCGTGGCCATCGCTATCCACACGCTCGCGCTCAAGCGTTTTGCGCGTGTCATATATCCTGCGATACGGGCCAGCGTTTTCTTCTTTGCCTTGGCTCTTGAGCAGGCTGTCGCCGATCGTCCAGAATACCGAATGACGTGACGGGCTATATCCATGCGCCAATGCCATCTCCGCATTGCTGCACTTGCGCTGCCTCTGGCCATCTATCACGGCAAGCCCAGCGCGCTTGTATATGCCGTCAAGCTCTTTTTCGTATTCCATAAAGTCGCCCACCTCGCCAACAATACCAGCCAAGCCCAAATGGCCAAAGCCTTTTACCTTATCGACAAACGTTGATACTGGCAGCTCCTTTGCCAAACCAACAAGCCACTTCTCAAACTCGGCGCGGCTTTCTAAGAGCGGCTGCCTTGCCTCAAATAGTGGCTTTGTCGCAGCATATTCATCCATTGTGCCTTCGCCCTTCTTCAGTTGAGCGAATAGCTTATTGGCTTCCTTGATGTCGCCGTCACGAAAGCTGCGGCAGATTGCTTTAATCTGCAAAACGAGCTTTGCTTCAGCGCGAACCATGTTCTGCCTATTGCGCCAAGTCAGATATATCTTGGCAATGGTTGGGTCTTCGTAACGTTTATCCATAATGGATCTCCTTGTTTTATGCGAGGCGAAGCGTGGCTGACATTTCTGTGTTGCTGGAATGGCCTCTGGTTGTTGGTGCGCCAGTAGAGTGGCATCTCTGCGCGCGCTGAGCGGCACCAAATAAAGTGGGAGCGCGGGCTTCTTGGCATTTCTGCGTAGAAAATTTGGCCCCCTGTTGTAAGGCGGGGGCGGATCTTTGCAGGCATTTCTGCGGGCCTTTTTTGACCCCCTGTTGAATGGTTGGGAAGGGTGACGGCTAAGCGGCATTGCTGCATGGTCAGTATGACCCTTCCCATCGGCGCGGCAACTGGTTGGCATTTCTGCGCACCTGTAGTGGCACCAAAATAAGGCGGGGGCGTAGATTGTATGGCATTGCTGCGATAACCCAATGACCCCCTGTTGTAAGGCGGGAGCGAAGACATAATGGCATTTCTGCGTGAATGTAGTGGCTCCCTGTTAAACATTATTCTACCAAAGCCTGCTCATACTCAGCTTTGGCTTCGCTGATATTCCAGACATCTCTGACGACTTTATCATCAGTGACGCGGGCCTTGATGGCAGAATAGAAGCTGCGCTGCCCCTCGTGATGCTTGCTGCGGGATGTCTCGTGCATAATCGCCTGCTCAAGATCCTCGCTCGTCGCATCGCCCAAGCAGATGCCGGTATTCGGCAGCAACCAACGCTCAAACATATCCTTGGCATATGCGGGTGCCATGTTCTTCAGCGACACGGCAGGCGTTGATGTCTCGCCTTTGCTCAGCACAGTTTGATGCGCTGCGCGCTTAAGTCGCGCGCGGTAGCCTCTCGGCTGCGCAACAACATCCAAATATGCGATGCGCTCCAAGTGGCGGCGTGTAGCCTCTTCGCGCAAAACATCGTCTTGCTGAAGCATAGCCAGATATTTATCTGATGCTTCCTTTGCGCTGGCAGATCCTTCCCAAGCCCTTTCTACGGCCTCAGATACAATCGAAATAATATTTTCTTGCTTAGTCATCACTCTTCCTCCTCCTCGTTGCGCCAGTCGAAGTCGTCTTCGTCCTGACATTCTGGGCAGCGCACCGTTGTCCACGCATCGCTGTCCGGCGTGTTGACGAAACGCGGCAACTCGATGAAGCCGGTTCCGTCACAGGTCGTGCAGATCATTTGTACACATCCGCGTTGATGCTCCACAGCACCAAGGTTGCGCGCTGTTGGTTTGCTCGCTGGTTTACATGCGCTTTGCATATCTCGCCGCGTGCGTGCATGTTTTCGAGGTGCTGCGATAGCTTGCGCGTGTCCACGCCAACGACGTCAGCGATGTCTGCCGTCTCGCAGTAGGTGACGTCGTCGCTCTGCAGCATCGCAATGATCTTCCGCTGGACGTCAGCCCAATCGATCGGCTCAGGCTCCTCGGTGGGCGCTTGTACGGCCTCTGCTGGCGCGTCAGTCGCCAAGCCCAGCACGTCACGCGCAGAGCGGCGCTCCTGCACATAGGCGGCGACCCACGGCGTGCGCTCGCGGTTCTCTTCGATGGCGTTCTGCACGATAATGCCTTTGCAGATGTCGTCGAGGTTTGCGTGCGCCTGCTGCAACAAACGCGGCGAGATATGCACGCTCTCGCCGTTGTCGGTGCGCACGCCAAAGCCTGTGCCGCTGTCGGTGATGTGCGTTATTAAAAATTCATGTGTATGCGTAAGGTTCATTATTCATTCTCCTATTAAGATTAATTGGTCATTGCTTGTCCGTAACCTGACTATAATTTATCTCAAAGATATCTGTCAACAATTAATTTATATCTTAGCGCTATTGACACGATATATGTTTATCTGTAGCTGTTGCAATCAGGCTACAGAAGGAGAATGAAAATGGAGCTTCAACAGTTATTGGTTCGCGTGCGGCCAGAGGTGATTGCGGGATTGGACTTGTATAAGGACAAGACGCGCATGACAAAGGCGGCGACAGTGGAAATGGCGCTGCGTGACTTCCTTGCGAAGCACGATATTGTGGTTGAGCAACCTTTAACTGAATAAGGACTCAACCATGAGCGACCCCGTAACCATTGGCATAGACTGCGGATATCGTACTGGCGGCGTGGCAATCATCACAGATACTTGGTCTGAGGTGCATGACTTGCCGGTGTATAGCGAGGGTGGCGTAGATGTCGTGGCGCTAAACGATATTATAATGAGCTGCGATGCTGTCGATCACATATGGATTGAGCGGCAACAAGCAATGCCAAAGCAGGGCGTCAGTTCGACGTTTAAGCTGGGTTACGCGTTTGGTCAGATCACATCTACTGTTGCGCTTTCTCGCTCAAGGTTTACGTTGGTAGGCCCAGTTAATTGGAAGCGTGCGCTGAATTTGCCAAAGGATAAAGACGCAGCAAGACGTCTGGCGCAGCAATGGTTTCCTGATCGGGCGTCGGAATTAAAATTAAAAAAGCATGAGCATCGCGCCGAGGCGCTGTTGATTGCATTATATGGAAGGGGGCGTGCATAATGGTTATGCGCAAAAACATGTCGAACGAGGCATATCATTTAGATCCGGCAATATCATCATCGGACGTAAAGACGGTCAGCAGCAAGTCGCTGGCGCATTGGAAGGGTCAGGAGCGCAAAGAAAGCGCCGTATTTGATCTTGGCACGGCAGTCCATGCGCACCTGTTAGAAGGAGAAAAAAACCTAGTCAGATGCGGGCCAGAGACAAGGCGCGGCAAGGATTGGAAGCAAGCGAAGGAAGACGCCGACAAAGCTGGCGCTGTGCTTCTGCCGGAAGCTGAATATAAGCAAAGCATTGATATGGCGCAGTCCGTATTGCAGCACAGCGTTGCGCATCATTTGCTGACGCATTCTGATCTAATTGCAGAAGCGTCATTCTTCGTGACAGATCCAGATTTAGATTTGCCGCTCAAAACACGCCCAGATGGGCTGTTGGTCAAGCAGGGCATAGCGATAGACGTAAAGACGTGCGTTGATGCATCGCCAAAAGGATTTGACCGAGCGGTCAGGAATTTTGGCTACGACATACAAGCGGCGTTTTATTTGCATTGCCTTAATCTTGAGGGGCTACGCATAAAGCAGTTTATGTTTATTTGCGTGGAAAAGGAAAAGCCTTACGCCGTATGCGTTCACGAAATGAGCGAAATGTATTTGCGGCACGCGCATAATCGCATGATGGAAACGCTCTACACCATTAAGCATGCGACAGATAACGAAGAATATGACACCGGCTGGGATGAAATAAACACCATCCATTTGCCGGACTGGATGAACGCATCAGGCGCGTTCTAACAAATGTTACAACAGATCCCAGCGTGGGGGTGCCACGCAATCTACCAAGGAGTTGCAAATGCAACATATTATCAGTAACGCCGTTGCGCGTTATCCACGACTAAACGGCACATATAAATTCGACAGCGGCGAAATGCGATCTGTGAAATGCGATGCATTAGACGATGGGGCCGCCTATGACATGTCATTTATTATGACGCCGGATCAGGCCAAGCAGCTACATTCGCTATGCATGGAAGCGTATAATAACGCCGCATCGATGGACAGCAAAAAGAAATGGCCTGAAAAGCCGTCAAACCTGCCATATAAAAAGGGCGATGATGGCGAAATAATCGGCAAGGCCAAGCTTAAAGGCGCATATGGCATGGAAAAGACCAGCCCGCCGCGTCAGGTAGATGCTCAGCGCAATAAGCTGCCGGATGACTTTATGCTGACGTCAGGCAGCAAGGTAAATGTAGCCGTAACGCTGGTGCCGTATAACACAGGATCGATCAACGGAATCAGTTTGAGGTTGCGTGCTGTTCAGGTACTTGAATTGGCCGAGCTTCAGCACGGCGTTGACCCATTCGATGCTGTGATCGGGGGCTACACAGCCGCAGCAAGCCCAGCGGAAGATGATCCGTTTGCATTGCCGCCAGCAAGCCTAGCGCCTGCCACGGCAGCGCCCCAATCGGCGTCGGGGTCATTCGATGATGAAATACCGTTCTAGCGTATAAAAAAGCCCCGCCCGAGCAGTGCGAAACCTAATCGGGCGGGGCAACCAGAAGCAGAGGTATGCACGATTATGTTAAATAATTTAAGGCAGGATAGCAAGTTTCCCACCGCGCATTGGGCCGAATGGGGCAACGAGATAGTGAAGCTCCTTAACCTAAAACAAACCAGCAAGGGCGAGCATCATGGGGCATGCCCGAATTGCGGCGGCAAAGACAGGTTTTGGATTAAAGAGTTCAATGGCGAGGTCATGGTTAATTGCAGGCAGTGCAATGATTTTAAGGCCATACAAGAAGCATTGCGCAGCCAAGGATTATGGCCGGACGCAAATAAAATGCCTGATCTTGCAAGGCCGCAAAATAAAGCCATAGAATGGCCAGCGCAGGGGGAACAAATAATGCCGGAGATTGAGCAAGCGCAGGAAACGCCAGACGAGGAAACGCACCCGTATCTCGTACGCAAAAACGTACAACGTCATAACGCTATTATTGACGGGCCTGATCTGCAAATACCAATTATAGACGTGACAGGCCGACGCCAAGGCGTGCAGTTTATCGACGAGGACGGCAAAAAGAAATTTTCGTACAAAATGCCGGTTAATGGTAATTTCTCCGTGATCGGCGGGCCAATCAGGGATTTTGCATATATAGCGGAAGGATGGGCAACAGCGGCAAGCATTGCGCAGGCAACGGGCAAGCCAGTCGTATTTGCTCTTAACGCGGGCAATATCCATAAGGTCGTGGCGGGTCTTAGGGAGGCCAAGCCGGACGCAACGCTGGTGGTGGCAGGCGATAATGACGAAGCTGGCATAAAAGCAGCGGAGCAAGCATTTGCTGAGCATGGCGTTGAATATATTTTGCCGCCAAACGAAGGCACGGATTTCAATGATCTTTGGGTCACGCAAGGGCCAGAGGCCACACGCAAAGCATTGACCGTGCATAACTTGCTGGACGAGGTGTTTTTCCCAGAAGATGCGCAGGCCCAGCTTTCAAGAAATTATCTGGTCAAAAAATGGCTGGGCGAAGGGCAAATGTCTGTCCTATACGGGCCAAGCAACACAGGCAAATCATTCTTTGCGCTGGATATGTCGTGGCACGTAGCAGCAAGCCAGCCGTGGAACGGGTGCAAGGTGCAAGGCGGCAGCGTGCTATACTTAGCAACGGAAGGAGGCAATGCGTTTCATAATAGAATTGTTGCGCTGCGCCAAAAATATCCAGAGCATAAAGACGTCAAGCTTGCTGTCAGACCGTCGCCGGTCAATTTGCTTGACCCGAATGCAGATTTGGAAAAGCTTGCCAAGCTGGTGCGTGAGTTATCACGCAGGCACGGGTCGGTGCGTATGATC